TCCAAGGCAACTGAAAAGCCCACCGCTTGACAATGCGATAGGGCTTTTCCGTCACATCGATACGCCACCCCACAGTCATGTCAGCCGTCTTCTTGCGCCCTCTGGCCAAATCCCACCCCTCGATGTACTTGCGACCCCTTTGCGCCTCTTGCAGGCTAAATTCATCATCAAACAGACGCTCCACGCGAGAGGCAAACATCATTTCAGCCGTGTCGATAAATTTGCCATAAATAATTTGGTCAATCTTGGGCTGCGACCATGTCGCCTTAAAATAATCAAGGAGAGTATGATCAATATAAGGATTTTCATATGATGAACCGCCGCGCACATATCCTCCAGCACGCTTGATAATTTCCAGCACCCGATAGAATGCCGTAAAACCTTTAGGCGTCGCTCCATAATCAATTTGACTGTCAGTCCACGCCCGAAGACGAGGAAGCAAAATCTTTTCCCGAATAAATTCAAGATACAATTCCAAAGCCAACTCATCGGCTGCGATATATCCATATTCCTTGCCCTCAATCGATTCACCTTTCTTTTTTGTGGTCTTAAATTCAGTCTGCGCGCCGTTTGTATAACGGATCTTGGCGTGCGGAAATTTCACCGACCCATTGGGAGGAATAAACCAACCGGCCAAAAGGGGAGAGTGGGAAACCAAAGACAAAATTTCATCTTGCACCAGTTCCGCTTGGTCTTGTGTCAAAGCTACTGATAAAGTTTTATATTTCGCGCCGTCATTAAAATGTTTTAATATAAAATAGATATGCTTTCTTGCAAAGACGGCCGTTTTGCCAAACCCATTGCCGGCATGCAAACCATTTTCTCGAGAAATAGAATTGACCAAAAAATCCAGTTGCCCCGGATGTGAGAATTGACCGCCTAGGATTAAATCCTCAAAGGGCAACCAATTGCGATTTTTGTCTATTTCCTTGATACAAAAAAGGATTATTTTAGCGATTTTTTCATTCATATATTTAATAATAACGTTTTGTTGACATCACCACAACGCGAGAGGTGTGGATAACTTGGGATAAAAATTTGCGTCGGGCGCTTCGCGCCATTTCTTTCTTCGCTTCGCTCGCTCGCTTTTTATCCTCGCGCTCCGCGCTCCGCGCTCCGCTTCGCTCGCTCCGCTCGCTCATCTATTTTTTAAAAAAGGAAAGGGCTAGGAAGTCGCTCCGCTCCTCTTTTCTACCGCTTCGCTCCGCTCGCTTCGCCCTTTTTAAACATAATTTTCTCAAAATCAAATAATCAAGAAAGCAAAAGAAAAAATTGTCCGAGGGAAAATAAAAACAACCAAGGAAATTGACAGACAGTTCCGTTCGAGGCGAACGAAACAGACTGTCAATCATCTATCCATACTTTTCCCCGTCCAATTTTTCCTCTTGCACTTTTAAAATAGATTTTTCGAAAAAAAAGGAAAGAAAGAAAAGGGGGCAAGGGGATTGTGAAAAGACACAATTAAAAAACTTAAGGACTGGTCTTTTCACAACCCTCGCACAACTAGGCATTTTGCAACACGCTAAATTTGTCATCAAAACATTTCTTTTCTCTGCTCCGCACGAAAAGAAAGTTTTGGACAAATTTGGGTGTCGCAAGAATGCAAGTTGTGCGACCCTCCTTTTCTTTCACTCTTGAAATTCACCCCCAACCCCCTCGAGGGGGCTTTTGTTTCAAAAAGTCTTTTGACAAGGTTTTCGTTCGGCAAAGTTCTGGCGCACACGAGGGCAACGCCCTCGGCTTGCTTTGTATTTCAAACATTCACAAACTCACTCATCTTGCGAGAAACCCCATCGAGCCGGCTGACCGGCGCGATGTGGTTTTCTCGCGCTCTTCCTCATTGTGGCATTTTGTTGTTGTCGTTTTCCGGCTCGCCGTCAAACTCCTCTTTCTGACTGTTCGACAAGGTCGAACAAAATGCACTTTGTTTTTGCCCTTCGGGTGAAAAGTTTCGTTCCTCAACTTTTCAGTTTGAAACAAACCCAAAAACTTTTCTCCCCCAAACCCCCGCTGGGGGCTTTTTTTATTCCGTAGTTTTTTTGCGCTTTATCAAAACCCCCTGCTCCAATCCGCACCCGTATTTTTCGCTGGCTCTTTGAAAAATCGCAATGACATTTTCATCGCCGGCACTGTCCGGATCTCGCAAAGTGCCATAATAAAGTTTCATCATTTTTTCAAATTCATCAATTCCCAAATGCAAAGTGCCAGCGTCCAATCGTTCGACGATGTGGTCAAAAGAAATTTTGCACAAAAACAAAACTTTCTTTTGATGTTCGCTGACATTTTCCGCTTCGCGGTCAAATTTGGCCAAAAGTCTTTTGGTGCTTTCCGCGTTCAAAGCCTTGATGTAATGTTGAAAATGGCGCGCCAAAACATCTTTGGAAAAATCCAAATTAAGTTCATTTTTTATTTTCTCAGAAAGTTCTCGCAGTGGCATGCTGACACGCCACGCATGAATTTTATCCAAAAGACCACTATTACAAACAGAACATTTTGCGTCCAGTGGAGAAAGTTCCGGTGTCGTTGGTGTCGCGCGACATTCAGAAATTTCAGATGGTTTTGATAATTCGTTTCGTTGATTTTCCATTTTTTAAAAAAAAGATTTCGTGTAGATAGGGATTTCAGATTTAGAGATTTCAGTCTTTCGAAATTTCAGTTCTTTCGAAAGTTCTTTTCTTTCTTGCTTCTTCTTTCTTTTGCTTCGCAGTCGTAGCTTGATTATACACCCCCTTGTCAAATTTTGGCAAATCAGAAGTTATCCACAGCCTACAATTTTGCAGTTATTTTTTTTCATGGTATATTTTGCAAATGGTATCACCAAGACAATCAAAAAAATTTAAAAGATTTTTAAGCCAGAAAATCCAAATGAACATGACGGACAAATTGAAAGATATTTTGAAGCCCAAACCGAAATTTATGCCGTTGTGGTTGTGGAAATTTTTAATCAATTCACTTTTGGATCTTCCAAAAGAAAAATAAAATGGCAGAAGAAAAAAAAATCTATTCAGAGATTGAAGCAAAAACAATCATCAGTGATTTTTTAGAAAACACCGAAAGCGTCAAGAATGATCGCGCTGGCATTTTTCAAAAATATCAAAGATTTGTGATTGACGGCGAACAATGGTCAGCCGGAGAAAAGCCGGAGGGCGACAAGCCTTGCCTCACTTTCAATCAGAGCGAAGACCACATCACGACATTTTTGTCAAAACTTTTTCCGCGCAACATGCAGACCGGCAATCTGAAAATCGGCGTCAAAGTGTCCGGAGAAAACAAAGAGGAGTGTGAAAAAGAAATTCTAAAAACTTACAATGACAACGAATTTGCCACCACAGTTTTGGAACAAGGTCAAAATTTTCTAGTCGGCGGCGCCGGTTGTTTTTATTATCCAAAAAATCCAGTCACCGGCCAAGCCAAAATCATCTCACTTGATCCGGCCAAAGTTTATCTGAATTGGAGCGGTCAAGATTTATTGCAAATGGCTTTTGAAGATGAAATCACTTTGGCCGATGTGGAAACTTCCAAAAATACCGGCTGGCTGCTTTCAGCCATTAAATTATTTTTGAAAAATGAAACAGAAGCCAGTCGCCGATTTAAAAAAACCAAGCGGATAACATACTGGGATAAAACTTGCCAAATCATCAAAATTGACAATTCCTACAAAGTGACTGCCAATGAAGACGGATTGATTCCTTTGTCATGGATTCCAAACTCTCCCAAGGCGCACACCCACGAGGGAACACCGGAAGCCAAAAAACTTTATAATCTGGAAAAAGAATATAATAAAAGAGCCTCCGATTTTGCCCAACGTGTGAAATCCAACACTAAAGCAATTTTGGCCACTTTTACAGAAAAAACCACAGCAGAACTTGACAATGAAAACCTACACGGCATTTTGCCTTTTGGTACAGAAGACCGAGCTGAATTTTTGAAACTTGAAGAAAATCGCGAGATTTTGGATTATCTTGAAATGATCTCCAAAAAAATGGCCACCAAAATGGCAATCAATGACGCCGTACAGGGAAGCGTCAAGTCCAATGTGTCCAGTCTTTCCATGGTTTACTATTTCTCCCCCCTCATGGATCGCATAGGCTTGAAAAGGGTCTATTGGGATAAAGCTTTCCGCGAACTTAACCGCGCCATTTTGACCTACAAATTCGGCCATGGAAGCTATGAAGCCGATCCGGTATATGAGCCGATTGTTTTAACAGACATCAAAACCAAGATTGAAAACAATGTGCTTATGCTAGAAAATAACTTGATTTCCCACCTTGACGCCATTGACGAACTGCGAGGCAATGAAAACGCCAACAAAAAACTGGAAGAGATTTTGATAGAAAAAAAGAAATTTGAAAGCCAAGAGAAAAAAGAAAAACCACCAGTCCTTTAAAATTTTTGATAACTTTGTCGTGTCCGAATGGCGCGCCAAAAGCGCAAATTGCTTTTAGACCATAATGGAAATTTGATCTGCAAATTGTGAAAGGTTAGCCTTAACTGGCTATAAATATATCCCTTACACGGTGCGAATTTGCAGAACTGGGAATTGCTCCGTTATTCTGCGAGATTGTCGCGACGGCAACAGTCCGGAATATGAAAGCCTAAAATTTCCGCCGACTCTAAAACTCAAAGGGCGAATCAACGACCTGTCCAACGGACACGCCAAAGTTATCAATTTTAAGTTTTATTTTTTAATTCATAGACTCGTCTTGCCTCGTAGCGACCCATTTTGGCAATCACAATGACAAGCAGTCTGAAAAATCTATGAAAACAGCAGAAGAACTGCAAAAAGAACTTGATGAGGCCACAGCGAAAGCCGAAGCCAACATCAAGGCGCTCCAACAAAAGTTAAGCGAAAAAGACCAAGCAACCAAATCGGCCTTGGAAAAAATCGCGGAACTGGAAAAAAAAGGAACAGGCGACAATGAAGCGGTCAAACAGATCCAAGCTTTGACAGACACTGTCAAATCACTCACGGATCAAGTCGGCAACATCAACACCGAAAAGCAAAAAGAAGACCTTGCAAAAGCCTATCCGGACATTTTGCCAGATCTGCTTTTAGGGAAATCAGCCGAAGAAAGGGAAATCATCGTGACCAAACAAAGAGAACTCATCACCAAGAGTTATGATGAAAAACCCTCCGCGCACGCGCCGATCTACAAAGACACCAATGCAATCGATGAGGCTATCAGCCGGATCAAGGAAGACAAAAGCCTTGACACCGAAAGCAAATTTGTAAAAATTGGAGAGCTAAAACAAGAAAGAGATAATTTGCAAAAATAATTTTTTAAAAAAACCAAAATGCAATTAATGGATCAACCAAGAGCAGCCGAAAGCCTAGACATGGAAATTGACGTCCTCTTCGAGGACGATCGATCCCTCCGCAAACTGTCTTTTTTCAATTTCTTGAAAAAAGGCCAAGTTGTAGACAATGAAAAAGTAGAGTGGCAAGACGACCAAATGCCACCGGAAACATTTTCCGCCACTGCGTCAGGAGCAGGAGCGGATTGGGATACCAACAACGACATCGCCGGACTGCCAGTAGTGACGGCAGAACTCGCTAAATTGAAAGTGGGCGATGTTTTGGAATTACCAAGTGGCGAGCATGTCATCGTGAGCGCCATAAGCACATCAGGTCAAACGATTGACTTGCATAAAAGAGGCTGGGGAGGCACAACCGCCGCCGCCCAAGGGGCAGCCGCATTGACTATTAAAATTATAGGAAACGCCCAAGTGGACGGATCTGATCCGATTGAAGCCAGCTACTACGCACCAACAGAAAGATATAACTATGTCCAGAATTTCGAAGATGTTTTGTCCGTCGGAGGCAAGCAATTGCGCTCTCGCACTTCCAAATCTTCCGAAGTGGCGCGCCAAAGAGCCGTCAAACTGCCTCGCCTATTGTCGCAAGTCAATAGCGCAATCTTAAACGGATCAAGAGAAAAAACCGGAAACCGAGCCACCATGCAAGGACTGCGAAATGTGGCGTCTAACACCTACAATGTCAATGGAGCAACCACAGTGGCCAAGGTTTACGCGGCACTTGTAGCAATGGAAACAGCCGGCGGTAATTGTTCCGCAATCCACGCCAATGCGGCCGGAATTGCCATTTTGGAGCAATTATTCTCCGCCTTTGTGACCAGTGGGGTGAGTGAGTACAACGCCAAATTGACAGTCAATTCGTTGGAAATCATGGGAAGAAAGATTGAACTGCACCTTGACAAACATATGTTAGCGACTGAATTCCTATTTTTGGATTATGATCGGATCTCGATTCACGTCCAAGAAGCCAACGGAAACAAGGGAACATTTGCCTCATATGTCATTACAGATAACGCCAAGCAGTATGTGGAAGAGTTGGCAGGATTTTACACAGTTAAAATCAAACAACCGGCCGCCGCAATCGTGCGTGCTTATGGAGCAACTTCTTAATCAATTTAAGTTTTGGCGGTTTTTCTTAAAAACCGCCCTAGAGCAAAAAAACTATGGCCAAATTTATTAGAAAAAACATTGACGCGCAGGGCGTCTATCGCCTAGCCGTAAGAGAATACCAAGGAGAAGACGGAGTAATGAAAGTGGAAGAATTGAAGATTGAGGGCAGAAATATTTTTGAAACAGACGACAAAAGGATCATTGAAATGTTGAAAAAAGATCCGGAAATTGAAGAAGTCAACAAAAAGACCCAAATTGAAGCAAACGACAAATAGTAGTTTTTCTCTGCTCCGCTCGCTATCCCCCTGCGAGAGGGGCAAGAATAAGATTATTATATAAAAAATATGGCCTATACATTTTTACAAATTCAAGCCGAAGTCAGAAACAATATCAACAATCAAACGGCGTCAGTCACGACAGTCATCGATCAAGCCGTCAATCTTTTTTCCAATTTTTTCAATTTGGAAAAAATAGACGCCACCAAATCGACAGTGGCCGGCACGGACAACATCGCCCAGCCGTCAAATTGCCTCGATGTGTCAGGCCTGAAAATCGGAGATGATTATTTAGACAAAATTCCAAAAAATCGCATTGAAGAAGCCGAAGATCACGAATTGCAAAAATTCTATACCATGGACGACGGCAAAATCTACATCATACCGACCCCGAGCGCCGTGGAAACAGTCAAAATTTGGTTCAAATCCGGCTTTACGCCCATGGCCGGAGCAGGTTCGACCGATGTGCCGGATAAATTAGTGCCGGCTCTCATTCTTTTGGCCACTTGGCTATATTTCAATCAAATCACCACCCAGACCGGCACAGCGCGCGAATTGTTTCCGGACATGACGCCAGAAGAAGCGGAAAAAATCGCCCAAGGCTGGAAAAAACATTTTGACGAAATAATCAAATTAATCAAAACTGCCTAAATTTTGCGCAATTTACTCATTTTATTCCTAATCTTATCAATCCTCATTATGGCCGATCGCTACAAAAAAATTGAATTCAAAAAATTTTCCGATGGACTTGGACAAGAATTTTTTGAACTAGAAAAAAAATTCTATAATTCCAGCAATATCGCAGTTAAAGAAGATACAAAGAAAATAAAACTTTTGCCGGATCTGGCCACCACAAACACCAGCGACGAAACATTTATCTCAAAGCAATTTCTAGCCACAAAGGATTACATTTTTTTTCTCACAGAAACAGCGGCCGCCGGCAAAGCCTTTTTGCAAAGAACAAGCGATGCAATCAATTGGGCAACCGCCTCAAATTTTGCAGTAGGAACTTTGCCATATGAAATTTTTAGTTTCCAAGGAAAGATTTTGGCATGGATTGATGATGGAGGAACTATCAAAGTAAATATTTCAAACAGTGACGACGGAGGATCTTTCACACAAAGCACTCCATCACATTTTCCAGCTTCCGGCGCTTTTATTGCAACAGAACTCGACAATGTGCTTTATATGGTCACAAAAAACACGGCAGGCGGTTTTCCATGTATTGCAAAATCGAATGACGGCATAACCTACACAGAATTATTTCATTTTGACAATGATGTTGATATTGAAGTAATTTTCACAATGAATGAATGGGTGCATTTTGTCTACAAAAGCGGATTATATCGCATAGAAAATGACAAACCAGTTTTGATTAGAAATTTTTCGCAATTTGTAGGTGCAATAAATATCGGAAAAGACCATGCTGCAGTCTTATACGGAGGAAGTGGAATTGATACAAAAATACAAATTTACGACGGAGAAACTTTTGAAAAAACAATCACAATGACAGGTTTGGGCTATATGTGGCCACTATTTTCTGATGAAAATTATGCTTATTTTAAAGCATACACAACCGGCAATATTTACAAAATAGACAAAAATGGCAGAATTTTTGCACTCTATACCATAGACCCAACGCATAATTTGGCAACAGGAGCAATTTTCAAAAATATGGAAGTATTCTATGCGTTCAAATCAGGCGCGCCAACTGCTTCAAAAATCTATCGAAATTCAATCTATAAAACAAGCGGAAATCTAGAAACCTCAATTTTTTCAGTTGGCGAAATTGTACCAAAACAAATTATTGTCAGACACAAACCATTGCCAGCCAATACCAGCGTAAAAATATATCAAAAATTTGACAGAACTGCAAATTATACGCTTATTCTAACATCAGACACAGACGGAGCAGTCAAGAAAAAATACACTTTTCCGGCCGGCACAATTATAGATTACGGACAATTTAAAATTGAATTGATAACCAGCGACACATCAGCCACGCCGGAAGATGTCGAACTCGAATTTTTATATCTGCCAGTTGGCCTAGAAAATGCAAAATAATTATGGAATTTAAAACAAGCGGAATTGTCAATGCTATTAATAAACTTGCTGAAAAACAAGCCATATTTCAACCAATCGCCTTAAATTTCACCGGAGGAATTACGCCAAAAGGCGCATATAATGCCGGAACAGCCTACGCCACCGGAGACAGCGTATATTATACAGACGGATCTTCCTATGTCGCAATTCAAGCCACAACAGGCAATTTGCCGACTAACACCACATATTGGCAAATATTAGCAAGCAAAGGCGACACAGGCGCAGTGGGAGGCACGGGAGCGACTGGAACATCAACAGCATGGTATAAAGACGCAGGAGCGCCAGACGCAGGATTAGGAAGTGACAATGACTTTTACTTAAATATTACAAATTACGATATTTATGAAAAATTGACCGGAGCATGGACGTTGATTGGAAATTTTAAAGGAGCAGACGGATCAATTGGGACCGACGGAGTAAATGCCGAAATGCTAACAAGCGGAGCAGGAGCACCAGACGCAGGATTGGGAGTTGACGGAGATTTTTATATAAACGAAACAAATGGAGATTTGTATAAAAAAGCTACGGGAGCGTGGTCTGTTATCTCAAATATTATCGGACCAGCAGGAAATAATGGAGCGGACGGCGTAGTGCAAGCCATTGTTGCTGGAACAAATATCACAGTTGACGACACAGATCCGGCAAATCCAATTATATCAAGCGGAGGCGGAAGTGGTGGCGGGGGGGAGGGAATTTTAGTCAATGGAAAAATCGAAGTTTCAGTAACATCCGGAAATTTGACAGTAGCATTAAAAACACTTGCAGACGCAGATCCGTCCGCCGGTGATCCGGTGCAAATACAAATCAAGGGAGTGATTCACACAATAACATCAGCATTATCATTAGTTAGAAATGCAGGAACGAATTATCTAAATTTTGGCGGAGCAGAATTTGCAACTATGGAAGTGGATTTATTCGCGTATTTATGGTATGTAGAAGCAGTGGATGAAATACGCTTGGTAGCAGGAAAAAGGCCACATTTTAATTCGATTAATGACGTAAGTATCACGCAAACTAATGAGGATGCTATTTTAGCAAATTCAACGGCAGATTACACAGCCACAGATCCGCTTGTCAACATTGGTCGTTTCGCCGCTGCACTTTCAGAAGGCGCAGGATATACTTGGACAGTTCCAACTTTCACAGAAGATAATCTAAGACAAGAAAAAACACTTGAAACAAGACTTTTATTATGGAATCCTCAATTTTCAGCTTCAGGATCAATGACGATTACATCAATAACATCAGTTCTGGGCCAATATAGAATAATAAACCGTAAATGCGAATACTTCATTAAAATTGCAGCAACACTGGCAGGAACAGCTAATAATTTTATATTAAATACACTTCCAATAAAATGGCTAGGAGATGAATCATATAAATTCATGGGGGTAGTCAGATTATTTCAAAATGCAGCATGGTCAGCATCTTTTCAGGCAGGAAATGGAACAACAAGAACAAGTCTAGTCACATTCAAAGTTGATACTACAAATTTTACACTAGGAACATTCCAAATAAATTCAAAAGTTGATTATGATATATAAATAATTTTTTAAAAATATGGAAAAAATAAGAATGCCTTTTAAAGGCAAATATCCCATGACGCAAGATTATGGTGTCAAAGTTTCTTACATGCGCGCCGGCATTCACACCGGCATTGACTGGGGCATTCCAAAAGGCACGCCCCTTGTGGCTTGCTTTGCCGGCCGTGTTATCAAAGCCGATCAGTGGCAATTGAAAGGCTACGGCCGAGAAGTGCAAATTCAGCGCGAGGACGGCCTGATTGCTCAATACGCCCATTGCTCCAAGATTTTTGTGAAAGTCGGCACACAGGTCGAAATTGGCACGATTTTGGCCGAATCCGGCAACACCGGCTTTGTCATTTCCCTCGGTGGCGGTGGCTATCATCTGCATTTTGGCATTATGGAAAATGGCAAATGGATAGACCCGAAAAAATACCTTGACCCGAAAAAAGAAACCACGCCCCCTCCCCCTCCGGCACAGGTGAAAATCCCAGTCCAAAACAAAGACCCCTTGCCAACGCCCGACGGCCTCATTCACACAGTGGAAAAAGGTGACACCCTTTCAAAGATTGCGCGCACCTATCTCGGCAATGGGAATTTGTGGGGCAGAATTTTTGAAATCAACAAAGACACCATTGCCAACCCGAACAAAATTAGAATCGGCCAAAAAATAAAAATTCCAAATGTTAAAAAATAATGCAAGCGATAATTGCCCTCGTGCAGAAAATAATTTTTAATCCTCGCGTGATGAGTTTCGTCATTGTTTATTTGACGAGCGTAATCCGAAAAAAATATATGCAACCGGAAACAGAAAACCAAATCCAAACCAGCCAACCCCTGCACCTGCCACGCGGAAGCGTGCGCGCCTTGATCACGCTCTGCTTGACGCTTGTGGTGGCCGGCTCATTTGTCTGGCACTATCAATTGCCGGAAGAATTTTTGGCATTAAGCATTTTTGCAATAGGATATTATGTGGGCTACAGGACGGACAACACACAATTGCCCGAAATTGATTAGCAGAATTAAAATTTTTTTTATGATAAAAAGTTTCATCATTCTCTGCGCCGTTTTAATCGTCTTTTTTTTTGGCTCTTAGAGGCCAAAAAAAAGACTTATCCACAAGAGCTATTTGACAGCTTTTCGAGTTTTTGCTAATATTAAAGCAATAAGGGTGAAGAGCAATCCACCAAAAAATATTTATTTTTTTTGTTTATTGCGCACCCGAAAGGGTGTTTTATTTTTTGAGCAATAAAATGAAAAACAAAAAACTTTTAGAATTGAGAAACAAAAAAATAATCACAATTCCGGAATATATGGTTTTGTACAATTGGTTTTTTCGCCGAAATACTTGCGCCGATTTTTTCAAAAATCAAAGACCATTACGACCCCTCTATGTTTCCGGAATGAATAAAATAAAACTCTATGTCAAAACATTGGAAGACTAAAAAATTAAATTTTAAAAAAAATCAAATGAGTGATTTTAGGGAAGATATCGCACCGCCGGAAAATAAAAAAATTGAAGTGGTGAGCAAAGAGCCGGAAGTCGAGCCGGCCGTCATCGAGCTGAAAGAATACAAGCCAAAATTTTTGGCAGTCCAAGCCTACCGGCTGGCCGAAAATTCGACAGTCCACTGCGCGGACGGCAAAAAACTTTTGGGCAATGTGGGCGATTTCTATGTCCAACTGGACAAGGTGCAAGAATTTATTTTGCCGGAGGAAGTTTTTCGCAAGATGTTTATTTTCAAAAATGAAGTTTAAAAAATAATTTAATAAGGGGCAGTGTCGTGCAGGATGACTTATTTAAAAAATAAGATTGCTCCATTCTGCACGACACTGCCCGAGCAAAAAAATGAACGAAGAAACACAAAACACAAAACCGCGCCGAGGACTGCCAAACGGCCAAAAAAAATGTCCCTTTCAGTCTTCACTCGAAGATGTGGCATGCTCCGCTGACTGCAACATCTACCGCCACAAAAAACAGCCCGGCTATGAGTGTCCGCTATCAGAGCTGACTTCTATTTCATGGCTTCTAAGTGGAAGACCAAGTAATCAATAATATGTATAAAAATAAACCTGTCCAAGTTGAAAGATACCTTGAAAAAGATTTTTTCAATCTCGGCGACCGAAACGACCGCCGAATTATTGAGGCTTTTGAAAAAGATTTGCAAAAATATCAAAACCAAGAAGAAAATCATTTTGGACACCGCTTGCGAGGTTTTGATTTATTGCTTCTCCACAATGGCCTTATCAAATACACCAAAAAATATTACAACGGCGCCGTCGTGGAAAGTAAACTGCCCCAGTACCGGATCACTATGGCCAAATACCAAGCTTATGGCAAACTGCTAGACGGCCGAGAAGACGCCAAAAAAGAAGAAGCCGAAAGAAATCAAGCTTTAATTTCAATTTAAAAAAAATGAAAAAGAAAAAAAATCACTAAAGAGCAAGGCAAAATCATCATCGACAACGGCCGGACAAAACTGGCCGGCTTCTCAACATTCAGCGAAGCGCGAAAATTTTTTAATCAATTTTTATTGCAAAATTATGTCAAAACCGAGTGATGATATAAAACTAATTATAGAAAAAATCTATCAAGACCAAAAAAGCATTGAAAAGGTGAATTTGGGAACGGCCGATCTTTATGTTATAATTCAAGCCGTAATTCACTATCTCGACATCAATGCCTCTCTGGCCGAAGAAAAAAGAAAAGCCTTTGCCGCCGGAAAAAAAAGACCAAGCGAAATTTGGGAATAAAATCAATATTTTCCGGATCTCCTATCGCCTCAAAAATGGCGCAATTCCTTTGATTGCCGAAATGATAATAAAAAGCCGGAAAACTCAAAAAGACATTCCCTTTGGCCAAGTCATAAAAAACTACTGGCAGGAAAACAAAAAGGATATGCAGTTAGACGAAATTTTGCTCATCGACAAAATCGGAGAAGAATAGCTAAAATAAGCCAAAAAAAGACGCTTAGAATTGATTTCTAAGCGTTTTATTTTCATTATAACACATCTATATATACCAAAAAACCGCCTTTTGAGCGGTTTTTTTGGCAATGAAAATAAAAAAAATACGGAGTGGGTAAAATCGAGAAAAACCCGACCCCTATTGAAACTATACACCAATTCGCCAATCTATACAAGAGGCGAAAATCCGGAAAAATTTTTTTTCAATTGTTGCACAGAAAGAAGAAGAGAGCAATTTGTTTTCGACATCAAACAAAAACAAAACATCAGCCAAACAAATCAACACGCACCGGCACAAGAGGTTGCATAGTTCGAACCTTGATAGAAGAACAAGCCACAGCCAGAGCCATAAGATTGTCAGTGTCAAGGCCAGTGTCATTGCGCACATAAGTAGTCATCTCATCAGCCAGTTCAGGCATAAAGGGAGATTTCAAGATGTCAGCGTCAATCACAGCTTGCAGATTATCCAGCAATTCATCTTTCCGGCCACCCCGAAAGTCCACTGGCTTGGCAATGTCTTGCACCATACCATAGAGCGTGTCACCCACCCCCGTGCTATCCAAAAAGACTTTAGCCTTGCTTTCATAGTGAGCGTTCCGGATCTCCCTTTCAATCGATGAGCGCTCCACCTCTTTGCCTAGTTCTTTGTTGATATTCTCCCGCTCCTTTTCAGTCCAAGGCAACTGAAAAGCCCACCGCTTGACAATGCGATAGGGCTTTTCCGTCACATCGATACGCCACCCCACAGTCATGTCAGCCGTCTTCTTGCGCCCTCTGGCCAAATCCCACCCCTCGATGTA